ACCGTCAAGAAAGGCCATGGATGTGGCACAATTAGTGGTATCACAAAGAGGTAAACACTCCGAAAAACCACTATTACATAAAGAAATAGAACGACTTGTGGATGGTCCATATATCGAACTATTTGCTAGAAAGAAACCATTTGACAATTGGGACTATTGGGGTAACGAAGTTTGAGCTTGACATTAGCGATACTTTCTGTTATAATAATACTCTTATTACCAACAATTTTATTATGGATGTGGAACAATGAAGACCCTAACTAGAGAACAAGCATTACATTGTGCTAGTATATTCAATGACTATTTTGGTCAGTTTGAAAGAATAGACCAATACATGCGTGACCAGAAAATGGCTCAGATTGAAAGTCTGCCTACTTCACTTCCTGGTATGGGGTTTGATAGTGATATGTTTGATGATTTCACTATGTCACCACAGGTTATGGATTTACAAGTTGTAGAACTAGACAATCATACATGGGACACCTGTATTAATATGATTTCAAGTCATAGTAATATGACAAGTATTCCAGGTAAGACTTTAAAACTTGCAGTAAAAGAAATGAACACAGGCAAGTATGTTGGTTTTATGAGATTTGGTTCGCCAGTTATTAACTGTAAACCTAGAAACGATATGTTAGGTAATGTACCTGATTTAAAAGTATTTAACAAGACTGCTATTATGGGTTTTGTAATTGTACCATGTCAACCATTTGGTTTTAATTATCTTGGTGGTAAATTATTGGCTGGTCTATGTTGTTCACATCAAGTAAGAGAGATGTTGAATAAGAAGTATGACATGAACTTGGTGTTATTTGAAACTACATCTTTGTATGGTAAAACAAAAGGTGCCTCAATGTATGACGGCATGAAACCATTTTTAAGATACAAAGGTAATACAATGTCAGATTTTATTCCTATGTTACATGGCAAACCATACCTTGACATGGTAAAATATGTTGAAGATATTATTGGTAAAGGTGAACTAGTACCAGAGGGTGCTTCAAGTCGTAAACTTAAAATGACCACAGGTATTATTGGTTTAGTAAAGAAAGCATTAGACGGCGATGACCTTAAAAATTTCAATACTACAATTACAAATGCTAAAAACCTTACTGAACAAAAAAGATATTATGCAAGTAATTATGGTATAGAAAATTTTATAGACATTGTAAATGGTAAGACACAAGATATAGTAAAGGCACCAAACTATGACAGATACCATGACAATGAAATTATAGAATGGTGGAGAAAGATGGCAACAAAAAGATTTGACAATCTAAATAAGGATGGTCGTTTACGAAATGACCTAGAAGTGTGGACAAAAGATAGTGATATTGATATTATCAGATGACGCTTGACAATTATGAACAAATGGTGTATATTATACAAAACTAAGGAGAAATTATGAGTGATTTTTTAAAAGACATTATCAAAGATACAGGCAACGAATATGCCACATTAGCAAAAGATGGTGTTGCTGGAGGTGATGTCGATTCGTTTATAGATACAGGCTCATACTCTTTCAATGCTTTATTATCAGGTTCAATTTATGGTGGTTTACCAAACAATCGTATCACAGCAATTGCTGGTGAGGCTGCGACAGGTAAAACATTCTTTGCATTAGGCATAGTAAAAAGTTTTTTAGATAAAGACCCCAACGCAGGTGTTATCTACTTTGAATCAGAAAATGCTATCTCAAAAGACATGATTGAAACTCGTGGTGTAGATAGTAGCAGAATAGTTGTAATGCCAGTTGCAACAGTACAAGAATTTAGAGCACAATCAATTAAAGTAATTGAAAAATACTTAGAACAACCAGAGGCAAGTAGAAAACCTATGATGTTTGTATTAGATAGTTTAGGTATGTTATCTACTACAAAAGAGATGGAAGATACGGCTGCTGGTAAAGAAACAAGAGATATGACAAGAAGTCAAATTGTTAAATCTACTTTCAGAGTATTGACCTTAAAACTAGGTCAAGCAGGTGTTCCCATGATTATGACCAATCATACATATGATGTAATTGGTTCTATGTTCCCACAAAAAGAAATGGGTGGCGGCTCAGGTTTGAAGTACGCTGCTTCATCAATCATCTATCTAGGTAAACGAAAAGAAAAAGACGGTACCGAAGTAGTTGGTAATATCATTCATTGTAAAAACTTTAAGTCAAGAATAACAAAAGAAAATGCTCAAATTGATGTACGACTATCCTATAAACAAGGTTTAGATAGACATTATGGTCTGTTAGAACTAGGTGAAGAGTGTGGTGTATTTAAAAAGGTATCTACCAGATATGAAATGCCAGATGGCACAAAGGTATTTGGTAAGTCTATCAATACAGAGCCAGAAAAATATTTTACAAATGAGGTATTAGATAAGATTGATGAGTACACAAAAAAGAAATTCACATACGGACAAGACGAAGATTAGAAGATATACCTTTGCTCAGAAAGAGGGCACAGATTATTCTTGTATCAAGTTGACAGAGGGTAAATTCAAAGATGTAATTTACCATTACGGTAGAGTTGCGTTTGCGCCTGATTCCGAAGAACAACCTGACGGCAAGTTGCCAATGAAGTTTGACTATACAGTTGACAAAAATCCTAATGACCTGGATTTGCTTGACAATTCTGAGTTTATAGAGTATATTGGTGACATATTATTAGAACTACTGGAAGAGAAATTAAAAGATGGTACAGCAATCACGAATTGAAAATACAATACTAGGCAGCCTCTTCTATAAAGAGGATTATACTAGAAAAGTTTTACCTTTTATCAAAGAAGAATACTTTGGTAATCGTGTTGAACAATTATTATTTGGTGAAGTATTTAAATTTATTGAGAAGTATAATAATCTTCCGACTAAAGACGCCATTTTAATCGAACTTAATAATAGAAGAGATATTAATGAAGAAGAATTACAACACATAAAAGATTATGTTGTTAGTGTTGAGAATACTGAAGCAGATGTTCAATGGTTATTAAATACAACAGAAAAGTTTTGTAAAGACCGTGCTGTACACAACGCTGTATTAGCTGGTATTAAAATCTTAGATAACAAAGATAAGAAACAATCACCAGAGGCAATACCACATATTCTATCAGAGGCATTATCTGTATCATTTGACAAGTCAGTTGGTCACGATTATATTGAAGACGCTGAATCAAGATTTAAATTCTACCATACAAAAGAGAAACGATATCAATTTGATTTAGATTACATGAATAGAATCACCAAAGGTGGTGTTCCAAGTAAGACATTAAACATTGCTCTTGCTGGTACTGGTGTTGGTAAATCATTGTTCATGTGTCATGTAGCGGCTAGTTATTTGTTACAAGGTCTTAATGTATTGTATATTACTTTAGAGATGGCAGAGGAAAGAATTGCAGAAAGAATTGACGCAAACTTACTAGATGTCACTATGGAAGATTTACATGATATGCCTCAATCATTATATGATGGCAAGATTAAAAAACTTAGAGAGAAAACACAAGGTCAACTTATTATCAAAGAATATCCAACAGCGTCTGCTCATAGTGGTCACTTCAAGTCTTTGATTAATGAACTTGCATTAAAGAAAAGTTTTAAACCAGATGTTATCTTTATTGATTATCTGAACATTTGTGCTAGTGCTAGGTTTAAAGGTGGTAATATATCATCTTACTTCTACATCAAAGCAATTGCTGAAGAGTTAAGAGGTCTGGCTGTAGAAGCTAATGTGCCAATCTTTAGTGCAACACAAACAACTAGAACTGGTTTCGTAAGTACAGACCTTGGTCTTGAAGATACTTCCGAATCTTTTGGTCTACCTGCTACTGCTGACTTTATGTTTGCCTTAATGTCAAATGAAGAATTAGAAAAACTAGGTCAGATGAAAGTAAAACAATTGAAGAATAGATATAATGACCCAAGCGTAAACAGAGCATTTATTATTGGTGTTGATAGGTCTAAGATGAGATTATATGATGTACAACAATCAAGTCAAAATATAGTTGACGCAAATCAAGTAGAACAAAAAGAGGATGCTTACAATAAGTTTAGCGATTTTAAATTATAGTTATGGTAAAAAGTAAGACACAAAAAGTAAGATTTCATAAAGGTGATAAGAGACCAGGTGGACAATTGGAGAGTAAGTTGGCATATTCAGTAGAGATGATAAAAGAAGGAAGAAAAATACTATGGCATGTAGTAGAAAAACCTACAGAGAATATTGTAGGTAAATATTTCTTCGAAGAAGACGCAGAAAAATTGGCAGATTTTCAAAATGAACACAAGGTCTGGCAAGACAATGGTGGTATTCCTAAATTCTTATGGAATTATAGTTAATCCAAATTAAAGGTTGCCAAAAACTCCTAAATAGAATAAGGAGTTTAAATGGCATTCAAATACAGACCAAAATCAGAATCAGAAATTGTAGGTAAAAAGAAACCTTACAGCATTCAAGCAGGTAAGGTATTTTCTTTTATAAAAAATCACTATG